CGCTCCACCTTCGGCGCCACGCTGGAGTGCCTGACCACCCCAGACGGCACCTGGGGCACCGACCCCACCGCCGACTGGCCGCGCCTCGTCGACCCCCAGCCGATCCCCGCATGGCCCCCCCGCAAGCCCTGACATGCCCACGGCCACCATCACCAAGCTCTGCCGCGGCTGCCACCAGTACCGACCCCTGCTCGGCGGCAACGGCGCAATCCGCGGACCCGCTTGGCGCTGCCCCCAGTGCAAGTCCAAGACTGTTCAGAAAAAGCAAAAGACCTCAACCACATGAGCCTCGCCCGCTACGCCAAGAAACGCGACCAGGTCGAGGACGCCATCGTCGAGGCGCTCATCCTCGCCGGCTGCCGGGTCTGGCGCATCGACCGGCCGTTCGACCTGATCGTGGGCCTCGGCGGGCGGCTGTCCCTGCTCGAGTGCAAGACCGGCAACGCGCCCCTGACGCCGCAGCAGGCCGCAGAGCTCGCCGGCTGCCAGTTCGAGGGGCTGCCGGTCTACGTCGTGCGCACGCCCGAGGAAGCTCTCGCCGCCGTGAGGGGCTGGTAGGTGGCGCGTCGGCGCGACCAGATCGACCTGCTGCTGGAGGCGTGGGCCACTCGGCGGCGCGAATTGGTCGGCATCCGTCACCCGCTGACCGCCCGCGAATACCTGGGCGCGGTCAAGTGCACGCTCGGCGCCCGCCGCGACCTGCACCACGGATCACGCTCCGGCAAGGTGGAACAGGCGTGGCCCGAGTTCCCGTACACGGGCGACCTGTACCTCGTGAATCTGGCTGTGAAGCGGATGCCGCCGACGCTGGCCGAGATCGTGGATTGGCACTGGACGCTTGCCGTGCCGCGCGACAAGCGGCTGCGGGCCGACTTGATGGGCATCTCGCCGGACCAGTACTGGAAGCGGGTGGCGCGTGCGAAGGAGTTCGTGGCCGGAGCCCTGGCGGTAGCGTCCGAAAATGACGCGACATTTTTGACCGCCAGACGTGGTATTTAGCGCCTACGTGTAACTGCCTGTGGGCAGTTTCCGATCTTCCCCCGCGTGACGCCGCTCTCCCCGGCGCACGCCCTCGGGCCGCCCTCGTGCGGCCCTTTTTGTTCCCGGCCCGCGCCAGACACACACCACACGGCAGCGCATAGCACCCAAGCCTGCGCCCGGGATCGGATCTACACAGTCAGGTCGACATGCGAACCTTCAGCCTGCGGTTTCGAGGCCTCCTGGCCGTCCTCATGACGCTGTCGTTCGCTGGTCCGCTCATGGCGGCCAGCGTCACCGCGTCCTGGACGCATCCAACCTCGTTCGTCGATGGCACCACGCTGGCCCTGAGCCAGATCGCCAGCACGCGCGTCGAGTACGGCAGCTGCTCGGGCACTGCGTTCGGCACGAAGGTCGGCGAGGTGACCGTCCCGGCGCCGGCCACGTCGACCACGATCACCGGCCTCGTACCGGGGACGCACTGCTTCCGCGCGTACACGCGCACGACGGCTGCAGCGGGTGGGCTCGAGTCCGGCCCGTCCGGTGTCGCGACCAAGGTCATCGCGTTCCCGGCGCCGAACCCGCCGACCATCGTCACGATCGAGACGGTCGCTCGCCTTTGGCTCAATGGCAAGCCGTCACTGGTCGCTGGCAGGATCGCCCTGGGCAAGGAGTGCGGCGAGTTTAAGCGCGGGCAATGGGCCAAGGTCGACCGAGACGACGTGAAGCTCAACTTCATCGGCAAGCTGGTGCGCGGGACTGTCGTAGCGAAGTGCGGCGCGGCCTGAGCAGATGCCGCGCGCCGCGCCAGTGTTTCGAGCACCAGGCAGTCGGACCGAGGCTGAGCGCAAGGCCGAGTCCGAGCGCTACCGAGGCACGCGCACCGAGCGCGGCTACACCAACGCCTGGCTGCGTTACTCCCAGCGCAGGCTGGCCGAGCATCCGCTGTGCGAGCGCTGCAAGACGAATGGTCGCTACACCGCAGCCACTGTGACGGATCACAAGCTGCCGCACCGTGGCATCCCCGATCTGTTCTGGGATCCGACGAACCACCAGAGCCTCTGCAAGCCCTGCCACGACACGAAGACCGCGCGCGAGGACGGCGGATTCGGCAACGCCGAGCGGGGGCAGGGCCCCGTTGAAAGTAAAAGGGTTTTCGCCAAGGAACCGCGCGGGTAAACAGGCGCGAAATTCCGCAAAATGGGAACTCGGTAAGGAGATAGTGCAGTGGGTCGTCCGAGGACGTCGGCTAAAATTCTCGAACTGAGGGGCGCTTTCCGGAAGGATCCTCAGCGCAAGCGGATCGACGCCGAGGGCGCCGGTCCGTTCGAGAAGGACCCGCCCGCCGAGATGCCGGCCGACGTCGTGCCGACCTGGCACGCGATCGTCGAGCGGCTGCCGAAAATCGTCCTGACGAGCTCCGACGAGTTCGCGGTCGAGCAGGCGGCCTACTGCCTGTCCGGCATTCGCCAGCTCGGGCCGATGGCCGCGCTGCATCCCGGCTTCGGGAAGCTGTCCGCGGAGCTGCGGCAGTGGCTGATCCAGCTCGGCATGACGCCCCAGGCGCGCACGAAGATCGCCCCGCTGGGAGACGACGGCCCGAAGGGGAACCGTTTCGCTGATACGTGACGCAGCCTCGTGGTCATCCCCACGTCACGGCGGCTGAGAAGTACTGCCGCGACGTGATCGCCGGGCGGGTGCCGGCGGGCAAGTGGGCGCTGGCCGCGTGCCGGCGGCACCTCGAGGACCGCAAGCGCGAGCGCACCAAGGGCTTCCGGTTCAAGTTCGACCCGGCCAGGGTCGAGCCGGTCTGCCGGATGCTCGAGCGCCTGCCGCACGTCAAGGGCAAGTGGGCGAAGCGCGACCCGAAGCACCCGGCGGCGCACACACTGAAGCTCGAGCCCTGGCAGTGCTTCATCGTCGCGAGCCTGTTCGGCTGGATCCGCAAGGGCACGACCCTGCGGCGGTTCCGTAAGGCCTCGATCTACCTGCCGAGGAAAAACGGCAAGTCGACGCTGGCCGGCGGCATCGCCTGGTGGATGTTCGGCTTCGACAAGGAGCCCGGCGCGGAGGTCTACTCCGGCGCCACGACCGAGAAGCAGGCTTGGGAGGTGTTCGGGCCGGCCCGCCAGATGGCGCTGGCCGAGCCGGAGCTGCCCGAGTACACGGGCACGACCGTGAACGCCTCGAACATGATCCGCCTGGCGGACGCCTCGAAGTTCGAGCCGATCATTGGCAAGCCGGGCGACGGCGCCTCGCCGCACTGCGCGATCGTGGATGAGTACCACGAGCACCCGACGTCGGACCTGTACGACACGATGCTCACCGGCATGGGTGCGCGCGAGCAGCCGCTGCTGCTGGTGATCTCGACGGCCGGGTACGACATTGCCGGGCCCTGCTACGACGACTGGCTGACGGTGCAGAAGATCCTCGAGGGCACGCTCGAGTCCGAGGATCACTTCGGGATCATCTATGCGATGGACCCGGAGGACGACTGGACCAGCGAGATCGCGCTGCGCAAGGCGAACCCTAACGCCGGCGTCAGTGTGTCGATCGAGTTCCTGCAGAGCCAGCTGCGCGACGCGATCGGCAATCCCAGGAAGCAGGGCGTTTTCAAGACGAAGCACCTGAACGTCTGGGAGAACGCGCGCGACGCCTACGTGAACATGCAGCGCTGGACGGAGTGCCGCGAGGACATCGACCTCGAGCAATTCCGCGGCCGCCGCTGCTACATCGGCATGGACCTGGCGTCCAAAGTGGACATCGCGGCCCTCGAGCTGCTGTTCCCGCTCGACGACGGCGTCTACGCCCGGTTCGGCCGCTACTACCTGCCCGACGAGACGGTGCAGCTGCCGCACAACGACCACTATCGCGGCTGGGCCCGGGCCGGCTGGCTGCAGGTGACCGAGGGCAACATCATCGACTTCAGCCGCATCCTGGAGGACCTGCAGGTCCTGGCGGCCAGGTTCGACGTGATCGCGCTGGGTTACGACCCCTTCCAGGCCACGATGCTCGTCACCGAGCTGCTGAATGCGGGCCTGCCCTGCATCGAGGTTAGACCGACCGTGCTCAACTTCTCCGAACCGATGAAGCAGGCCGATGCGCTCATCCGCGCCCGGAAGCTCCGTCACAACGGGGACCCGGTCATGTCGTGGATGGTCTCCAACGTCGTCGCCAAAAGCGACGCCAAGGACAACGTGTATCCACGCAAGGATCGCGAGGAGAAGAAGATCGACGGGTTCGTGGCGCTGATCACGGCACTGGCCTGCGCCATGCGCGATGAGACGCCCGACTTGAGCCAGGCGTTCTCCAATCCGCTCATCCTGCGGGGTCGCGCGTGAGCCTGTTCAACCGGCTGATCTCGTTCCTCGGCTACTACGGGCCGCGCGACATGCGCGGGGCGCAGTATTCGGTGCCGCTCAGGGTCTCGCAGACCGCCGCGGCCACGGTCGACTTCGACACCTCGATGCAGGTCTCGGCGTTCTGGGCCTGCGTGCGGCTGATCTCCGACACCTGCGCGAGCCTGCCGCTCGAGTTCTACAACCGCGAGAACGGCGCGGCGGCGACGCCGAATGACCTGTGGCTGGCGCGGCTGTTCTCGGGGCGGGTCAACCGCTTCCAGAACCGTCACGAGTTCTTCGCCACCCAGGCGTTGAACCTGTGCGTGCATGGCAACTGCTACGCCCGAATCACGCGCGGCGAGGACGGCCGGATCATCTCGCTGCTGCCGCTGATGGCGCCGCAGATGGAAGTCCGCACGCTCGAAGACGGCAGCGTGTCGTACCTGTACTACACCGACAAGGGCACCGCGGCGTACTCCGCCGAGAGCATCTGGCACGTCAAGCTGTTCGGCAACAACACGATCGGCCTGAGCCCGCTCGGCCATGCCCGGAACTCCCTCGGCATCGCCATCGCGAGCGAGAAGCAGGTCGGCAAGGTGTTCCTGAACGGCGCCAAGCCCGCCGGCGTGCTGATGTACGACAAGGTGCTCAAGCCCGAGCAGCGCGACCAGATCCGCCAGAGCTTCGCGGATCTCGCCGAGGGCAACGAGGACTCGCTGATCGTGCTCGAGGCGGGCATGAAGTACGAGCAGATCAGCATGTCGCCGCAGGACATCGAGCTGCTCGCCTCGCGGCGCTTCCAGATCGAGGACATCGCGCGCTTCATGGGCGTGCCCTCGGTGCTGATCAACGACACCGCCGGCTCGACCACCTGGGGCTCGGGCATCCAGCAGATCATCGCCGGCTGGTACAAGCTCGGCCTGCGCCCGTACCTCGAGCGCTTCGAGACGTCGATCGAGGTCTCGCTGCTCACCGACCAGGAGCGCGGCAGGTTCGAGGCGGAGTTCGACTTCGATGAGCTGCTGCGCGCCGACTTCGGCGCCCGCATGGACGGTTACCAGAAGGGCATCAACGCCGGTGTGATCACGCCGAACGAGGCCCGTTCCGAGGAGGGCCGGCTCGCGCTGCCGGGCGGCGACCAGCTGCTCGTCAACGGCAACATGATCCCGGTCGACCAGGCCGGCAAGCAAGCGGCCTCGAAGCCGGAACCGCCGAGCGCCAAGGCCGATATCCGCTTCGGCGGGATCCCGATGCGCAAGCGCGTGGTGCGCAACGCCGACGGACGGATCGACTACGTGGTCGAGGAGCCGCTGCAGTGAAGTTCTCGGAACGCCTGCGCAACGCGCGCCTCGCCGCCATCGGCACGACGATCGGCGGGGCGCCTTTGCTGACGATCCACGAGGGCCCGCCGCCGGCCTCGCTGGACGATCCTGATACCGGCCCCGCCCTGGTCGCGATGACGCTGCCGGAGGCGTGGCTGGCGACGCCTGCTGGCGGCATGGTGCAGATGCTGTCCGAGTGGACCCATCCGAAGGCCGCCAATGGTGGCCGCGCCGGCCACTTCCGGCTGCGCTCCGCAGATAACTCCACGGATCTGCAGGGCACCGTGACGGCCGAGGGCGAGCTCGGCGACATGGAGATCGAGAGCATCGATATCGTGCGTGGGCAGACCGTGACCGTCCGGTCGTTCATCCTGATCGACGGCAACGCGTAACCAGATACACCGCAGAGGGCGCCCCAGTGGCAAATATCGTTTTCAACAT